AATTGCTAGCGTAAAAGGGTAATGCGCCAGTACGTGATAAGTAATAAAATTTTTAATTTTTAAATCAAAAAAGTTATGAGTTTAGTTAATACTCGTATTCAAAACATTCGCGCTAATTCAAACCTTGATAAGTTTGAATACCGCCCTAGCCGATATGGCGCATTAGACGCTTTTATGGTACAGTCAGAAGACCCAACAGGAATTTTGACTCCGGAATTGAAGGAAAAAGCTCGTACTTCAATCGGCAACGTGCTCGAAACGCCGGTAATCGACTATGATGCAGATATTACTATCGGTAATACCCGCACTTTGACTATTGCTGACAGTGAAAATACCTCTAGAATGGTACAAATTAACTTTGCTACCTACGCTTGGGGCTTTACTGTTACACCGGCTATGTACATGAACAACGAAATCAGCATCCAGCGTGACTTCGAAACCAAGATGATGAAGTATATCTACAAATTTGCTCAGAAGTTGGACGAAACAGCTTTGGCAACACTTGCCGCTAACAAGACTCAAGTTGTTAAGAACAATTTGTTGTACGATGCTACCGGTAATGTTATCAACGCTAAGTGGGATGAACGTGAAAACTTGTTCGGCGACTTAGGTGTTATCATGGCTGCTAATGATTTCTATGGTCAGCAGCATCTTATCGGTGACGCTGGTGTAGAAAGTATCTTGCGCAAGTTGCAGCAGCACGGTTTGTACAACGACGTTAACAAGCGTAATGAGTATGCCGATAAGATTGTTCACTTGACTAACCACTTGGGAGCAGCTGAAGGCAAGTTCGCGCAAGGTTATATTATCAATGGTGGCGCGTTGGGTATGTTGACTCGTTTCGAACGCGATTGTATCTTGGGTACAGTTTCTGGTGATGGTCATGAATGGGGTATTTCTACTTTGCCGTTGTTGAATATGCCGGTAGGTACATACTTCTATGACTCTGTAGGCGACTACAATGCTATTGCAGGCGACGCTACAAAGGACATGGTACGTACTCGTAAGGAGCACTACGGCTTCGCAGTAGATATTGCTTTCCTTACTGCTTACAACAGCGACCCAACTACATTGCCAAGTCCTATCTTGGGCTTCTCGGTAGGTCGTGAATAAGCCAAAAAATAATAGCAGTTTTTCAAGAAGTTGTTATTAGCTTTGCAGGGAGTGCCGGGAGTGAAACTTATCGGGCATTCCCTGTTTTGCTTATAAATCTAGTAGTATGATACGTGTAGAAGAAGTTCAAAATAGTCTATTGCCTTTAATTGGCTGGGAACAAAATCATGATATATCCGAAATAAAGTTAAGCAAGTCCTTAACAAAGAGCGAGAGCGGGCTGTATTATCAACAAGCGCACCCTTTGCTTACATTGAAAAATCTAGACAGCATTGCGCCAGACTTTAAAAATTATGCGTATCTTGACTTCGGAGTTGACTACGCTAAAGATAAGGGGTATAAAAAAGGAGAAATAGTAAAATTTAATGATAACTTATATAAGGCCTTACAGAATGTAGAAGCAGGTATTTCACCTGAGGACAATACTCAAGGCTATTGGGAAGAAACAACGCCATTTTCCGAATGGCTTGAAGGTAAAACACGAGCAAGTATACAAAAAGCTATTACTCGCTTCTTGTCTGAAAAAATGCTTAATGGAAATTATAAGCCTTTGTGCGAGTCGAAAGTCTTGTTTGACTTAGCAGGTCGCATATCTGACAGAGTACAAAATAGAGGAAGACTAGTAGGCTTTGAAATAGTGCCGGCTCGTACAAAAGGGGTCACAGTAAAGCTTAATAGAATAGGCGTGCAGTTTACAAAAAGAGGTACTTATACTTTATACTTAATGCACTCCGATTCTCCTGAGCCTATTCAAACTATCAGTATAACAAAGCAAAAAGATGGTAGCTTAGAGTGGTTTACTCCAAAAGATGATATTATCTTGCCTTATATGGGAGGTAGTTGGTATTTATGCTATTTACAGTCGGAGTTACCTAGTGAAAGTCAAGCGATAAAAAAAGATTATGACTGGTCAAAAGGCCCTTGTTCTTCATGCTCTAGAACAGAGGCTATTCTTTGGAAAGCCTGGAGCCCGTACTTAGAAATTCATCCTTTTTATGTAAGCTCAGAGCATTATAAAAAAGAAGAAGAGCTGCAGCTATGGGATATTCAAAATAACACTTACACTTATGATAATAATTTTGGTTTAAACCTTGATGTTACGGTATCTTGCGATTTGACTGACTTTATTATCGAGCAGCGTACATTATTTTTGGACGCTTTGCAGTTGCAAATGGCGGCAGACATGCTTCGTGAATTTGCGTATAACCCTAGTGTGCGCACTAATAGACACTCTATTAATGCCTCGCGCGTAGACATACTCTATGAGTTAGATGGAGATTCAGCAGCTCTTAAAAAGTCAGGTATTAACTACCGGCTAGATAACGCTATAAAAGCTATTAGGCTCGTTACAAGAGGAATCGATAGAATTTGTCAGCCCTGCAGTAATAATGGTATAAAATATAGAGCGGTATGATAACGCCTTTTGATGAGATGCTAGAAGGGGCTATAATGTTTCAGAAGAACTTCTTTGACTACGTAAAAGAAGAGCTTATAGAAAATGAGGCGATTATAGTTGATATGAATGTAGAAGACCAGTTATACGAAAAAGGTATTACTAGTGAAAATATTCGTATTGATAGCTATGCCCCTTATGCGCCTCTTACTTTAATTATAAAACGCACAAAACATCAGCCAACAAATAGAGTAACTCTAAGAGATGAAGGGGACTTTCATAGTTCTTTTTATCTTGATTTTACAGATGATAGTTTTACGATTAGAGCAAGTGACGAAAAAGCGAAGCAGCTTGAATTTGCATACGGCAGTAGCATTTTTGGGCTAACCCCTGAAAATAAAGAGGAACTTACAGAGTACTATTTAAGACCTGCATTATTAGCAAAGTTAAAACAGCATTTAGGCTTATGAGAGATAGAGATATAGATATTCGGTTCAAAAAAGAGCCCGTACTTCTTGATAAAATTCTTCAGGAATTACAGCAAAAATTAATGGACTCTTTGTCATGGCTAGATGTAGCCTTTGGAAGGGCGTACAAACTTGCAAGACATGATGAAGGAGGCAATAAATTTCTATACCCAGTCGCGTATAATGGTAAATCTGAATACGTTTCATTATTACCTAATGATAACTTTGGAAACTTTTCATGGTTTGATATATATGACCCTCAAGAGATTACCCCAATCTCTCAGTCTTTACCTCAGTATACTTTTCACGGGGCCCTTATATTTTGGTATAACTTAGATTCTATATACGATAATAATGATTTTGTATATACTGAAGAAATAAAAAACGAAGTGTTAAGATTACTAACTACCCCTGGCGTTGTAAGTGGAGCAAGTAGGCTTAATATTACTAAGGTATATGAGCGCTTTGAGAATATCTATAAAGGGTACTCACTTGAAAAAATATATAATAACTGGGCCTATAAAGGTGAAGGCGTAGCGGCGTATGATAAGCAGTTTTTTATGCACCCTTATGCGGGGTTACGTATTGAGTTTAACATAACAACAAGAAATTTATGTCAGTATTACATCAAATAATAATTGTAGCGTTAATAACAGCTTTTATAGTATTACTTATTAGCAAGATTGGGCTACGTGATTTTATAATTACAGAAGGTCCCAAAAAGGTATCACAGCTTTTTTCGTGTGATTTTTGTTTATGCTTTTGGATTGGCCTTACTATTACTCTTATAGCGCACTTTGTAGTAGGCTGGCCCTTTACTTTGATTTTACCTGTTTGTTCAACTCCTATAGCTAGATACTTATTATGAAAAAAGTAATAATAAATAACATGGTGCTAGAGCTTTACGACGGAATAGAAGAATTGCCGATTGTAAATTTCCAAAAATTCAATAAGTATATGCTTATTGATTCAGGGATTGGCTCCGACTTTGACGATATAAATAATCATATATCAAATTTAGCGCGTTTAATTAAAGCTGCGGATAAAGCAAAGGCTTTACAAGAGCTTCAAAATATGCGACAGAATATGTTTATGATTGTTAGCAATATTTCGCCAAAATATATGGCCTTTGCCGCTTTTATACATAGCATTAACGGCCAAAAAGTTACAGACCTGTCAGATGAAAATCTAAAAAGAATTTTAGACTCTTTACGAACCGCAAAAAAGTCTAAAGTAGCGGAGTTATTTGAGGGGCTTAAAAAAAAAGTTCAAGCTGAGCTAATTCTTTATTTCCCGGCCGAATTTAACTCAGCTAAAAATAAAGAGGCTTATGACCAACTTAAACGTAGAACACTATTAGTATTAGAAGGCGTAATAACAGGACAAGATAAGGCCAAAGAGATAGAACAAATAGATGACTCGTTGTTTGCTGGTTATAAGCCTAAATCTTTTATAGGAGCTGAGTCCGTCGAAATTGAGCACGATAAAGGTTTTGAAACGTCATGCTTGTTAATCTCTCAGGAGTTACATATAGATGCAAAAACTTTAACGACCCTCGCTTTTTATTCGGCACTTGAAACAATAAAAAAGCAATTAGAAGCAAAAAATAAATCAATGTCCAAGATGTCTAAAAGATAAAGTATATGGCTGAGCCGATAAAATTTACAGACCTTATAAAGCCGGATGACACAATCAATGACCTCGTCCAGCAGTTACGTGACGCAAAGGAAGCGTATGAAAAGTTAGCTAAAACCGTAAAAACAGAGTCAGCAGATTTAGCTAAGTCCCTTGAGGCTACTAGTGGAGCAACTGAAGAAGGTAAACAAAAAATTCTTGAGCTAGCTGCAGCAGCTGACCGTTTAGCAATGGCTGAAAAAGCTGTATCGGCTGCGATTGATGGACTGCAACGGTCAGAAAAAGGCATAGCTCAAGCACAAAAAGAGGTTGCTTCTGCTGGGGCTACTACCGTAAATAATATGGAAGAGCTTAGAAAGGAGCTAGAAAAAGCAAAACGCGAAGCTGCTGAAAATACAAAGCACTTAGAAGAAAATGCAAGAGCGCAAAGAGAGTCCGCTGCCGCTACAGAGCAGCATACAAAAGCTAGAAAGCAAGAAGCTAAAGAAATTGAATACGCCGCTGACTCTTATAAGGCTCTAAAGAAAGAGCTTAAAGACCTCGACAAGCTCTTTAAAACGCTAAGTCAAGTCGATAGAATAGACCCTGAATTAGGAGGCGAAATCGCTAAAGAAATTGTAGACCTTAAAAAGGCTCTTAAAGACGCTGATGCGGCTTTAACACCATTTGTAAGTGGCTTGTATGAGTTAGCTAGAGCTAAAAACAAGTTAGCTTTTGCACGTTCAGAAGAAAATGAACAATTAAAGCTCTACACTACTCAGATTCAAGAGGCAAATCGAGTGGCAGAACTTCGTGTTCGTATAGCAAATTCCGAAGAAGGGTCATATAACCGCTTGTCGGCGCAATATGCTTTAAATAAAATTCGTCTTAATCAAATGGGAGAGGCCGATGAAAAGGCCGCACAAGCTAAGCGCGAGCTAGAAGCTGAAACTAAAGCCCTCTACCAACAAATGATTAAGCTTCAAGAAGCAACTGGTAATCACACCTTAAGCGTTGGTAACTATAAAAAAGCATGGAACGGCTTAGGTATGTCTGTTAATCAAATTGTACGTGAACTTCCGGCCGCCGCTATTTCCTTGAACACCTTCTTTTTAGGTATCTCTAACAACGTCCCCATATTATTAGACGAAATACAAAAAGTTCGTACCCTAAATGCAAAACTTAGAGCTGAAGGTAAACAAACTAAGAGTGTTATTGGCGAAGTAACGAGGTCCCTTTTCAGTTGGAATACAGCTATGGTATTACTTCTTACAGTATTTGCGATGCATGGCGAAGCGATAATAAACTGGATTGCTAATTTATTTAGAGGTGAGGCTAAAGTTATGTCGTTAACTGGCCGCTTAAAGGCCTTAACTGAGGAACTTAAAAATAGCTCTAAAGGCTACGGAGATAACTATGTGGCTTTTAAAAAATTAGCAGACGAGTGGAAGGCCTTAACATCCGAAAAAGAAAAGCTACAGTGGATAGAAGATAATCGGTCTGAGTTTAATCGACTTAGTTTAGCTATTAATAACGTTAATGACGCCGATACAGCTTTTATTACTGGTACACGGGCTGTAATAGAGGCTATGAAACTTCGCGCACGAGCTACTGCAGCTGAGTCATTAGCAGCGGAAAAATATGCAGAAGAACTTACTAAAAGAGAAGAAGCTAGAAGAAGAAGAATAGAGGCCGATAAACTAGAAGGAATACAACAGCCTACACAAACGCAAGCTCCAAGTATAATGGGGGGCACCACAGCTATACCTGGCAAGTCTAGACAAGAGGCTTTGCTAGACCAAGCTTCTGCCCTTGATAAAGTAGCAGATGCCGCAAAAGAAACTGCGGACGCTTATTATGATATGGCCGCGGCTGATAATGCCGCTGCAGACGCTGCATTAAAAAGTCTTAACTTATTTGGCAAATCAAAGAGCAATAAAGAACGTAAGAGCTTACCTAGAGATACTGAAGATACTATCGAGTCTTTGAGTTTGTCGGCTACAAAGGCTTATCAAGATAGTATTACTAAGCTTGAACGAGACGAAATAAAAAAGCGTAGAAAAGAGTATCTAGAAGCGTATAATACCGAAGTTGCAGACCTCGCGCGAAAATATAATAAGATTCAGCGTATTCTTGAAGGGCAAGACTCACGTTATAAAAAACTTACAGACGAACAAAAAGAGCAGGCCTTAAAAGCGCAAGACGACATTGTAAAAGCAATTAAGAATAAGCAGACTCAAACAGAGCAAGGCTTAGCATTACTTACATACCAGCAGCAAGAGCAAGACGCGCAAAAACGACTTGCTACTTTAAATCTTCAAATTGACGCGGTAAAAAGCGGGTCAGAAGAAGAATTAAGATTGCGCCTGCAAATATTACAGGTTGAAGAGCAAATTGCTTTAGCTCGTAATAAGCAGCTACCTCCATCACAGCAGCAAGATGAGTCTATTATTAAAGCTAGTTTCACAAAGCAAAAAGCGGAAACAACTACAGGCTTTAATGATACTGCTTTTGAGCAATCACAAGCTCTTGAAAAAGCTAAGTTTGACGCTGTTAAACATAACGAACAGCAGGTAACCCAGTTTACTTTACAGCAAGAAAAAGAACGCTGGGAGCGACAAATTCAATTAGCTGAAGCAGGAGCGTTAGATTGGAGCGAAGCCCAAATCGAGGCTGCAAGAGAAACAGTTAAAGGTATTGATGAGCAGCTCAAAGAGAATCAAAGCTTTATCGCAAGAGTCGGTGAAAGAGGCCTTAGAGGAGCCTTGTTTGAGTCCTTCGGATGGAACGATGAGCAGATAGACGCTATGTCGCAGGCCGTAGATACAGTATTAGCTAATTTTGGAGAAATTCTTGCTGCAGAAGTTGCGTTGGCCGAAAAGGAAAAGCAGTTAGCCGACGAGCGTGTACAACGTGCACAAGACTCCTATAAAGCTGAAATAGATGCTCGTAATGCAGGGCTTGCAGCTAATATCGAAGGAGCAAGAAAAGAATTAGAACTATCGAAGAGGCAGCAACAAGATAAACAAAGAATGCTTGAACAAGCACAACGACGTCAAGCGGCTCTTGATACTATTACGCAAACCTCTTCTTTGATTACATCAAGTGCACTACTTTGGAAGTCTTTTGCAGGCCTTGGCCCATTTGGCCCGGCTTTGGCAGCAGCCGCAATCGCAACGATGTGGGGCTCTTTTATAGCGGCTAAAATTAAGGCTAGACAAGTAACAGCATCATCCCAAGAATATGGAGAAGGTGGTTATGAGGTCTTAGAAGGTGGTTCACATGCGTCAGGGCATGATATTGACTTGGGCACTACTAATAAAAAGGGTAAGCGTATGAAAGCTGAAGGGGGCGAGGCCTTAGCTATTATAAATAAGCGCAATACTCGTAAGTATAAAAAGGTGTTGCCTGATATTGTAGAAAGTCTCAATAAGGGGGTGTTTGAAGAAAAATACTCTACTACCTTTGCCTCAGGGCAAGCCATTGTAGTCTCACAGAGTGAGCAAAGAGCCGTTAACTTATCGCTTATAGAGCAGACCCTAGGTGATATTAAGCGGCAAGGCGATACTCGTTATTATTATGGTAATAATAACGAGGTAATAGAAGTTAAAGCTAATGTTAAACGAATAATTAAGAGTTAATATGCAACCTAGTAGATATAAGTTTTATATAAATGGAGAGCAGGTTTACCCGCATTATAAGAGTCTTATTAAAAAGTATGAAAAAGAAAGCAATCAAATGCTTTTTCGTGAAAAACTAGAAGGCAATATTAAATTATTCGGGGCTGACTATTTTTTGATTAAGAATAGCTCTCTTTATGCGCAACATACTCTTTTAGTACAAAAAGAAAATAACGGGACCTATGAAGATTATTTCATAGGTACCTTTACTAAAACTGACTGTGAATTTGATACAGATAAAAGAGCGTGCTCTTTAAAGCTTAGTCCTAAAGATAAATACTCAGACGTATTAGATAATTACGATAATGAGTATAATCTTGTAGATTTAGCTCCCGCTCTGACTCCTGTTATTATAAGTAAAAGGCCTGTATTACAGGTATATGTACTAGATGATACTATAATTAATAACTTCTTACCTAATGGAGTAACATGGGAGACAGAAGTAGATGCGGGTGTAAGCCTTACAGAGCTATATGAAAAATCCTTTTTTGAACTGCAAGGTAACCAAATCGAACTTAGAATTTCAGCGGGTCTCGAATTTGATGGCATATATGCTGCACAAGGATGGACTGGGGGTATATTGACTTCTCCTACTAACCCTGATTATGTAATATACGGAGCGGTTAATATGGTGTCAGGAGGTTACGATTATACCTTCAGTGTCTTTCATAAAGATAATACGACTACTCCTTTATACTCTGCGAGTGAATACACAGAAACCAGATTTACTACTGTTACTTTCTTGGGGGCTTCTACAACAACAGCAGGAAGAGTCTTTAATGCTGAGGTTTCTATGGAGACAACTTTATACAGAGTTTTAACAGGCTTTAGTATAACAACTGATGGACAAGTGGCGGTAGGAAAACTATCAGAGGGAGATTTTGGCTATTTAGATAATTATACGTATGTATATAGCGCAATGCAAATGGCTACTTCTTTGGTAATACCTGCAACAAGTGAAGAACCTACTCCTTATGGCAAAGCTGACAACGGTTACTATTTTACTGAACCCGCTACTAGCCTTGATAAATACTATCCGTATGCTAGAAGCACATGGGTTTATTCTTCAAGATGGCTCCATTTGACAGAAGCGTTTATAGCTTTTGATACCGTGGGGTCGGTATATAATTCAATTAACGACTGTATACATATAGCAGACGTTATTAAAGCGCTGCTTAAAAAAGTAGCCCCAGGGCTTACGCATGAAGCTACAGGAGAGTACAGCCAATTTTTATATGGCCCTTTCAACCCTGTGTACGGTGAAAAGTTTGAGTTATTTATCACCCAAAAAACGCATATTAAAAAATTTATTTATGACACACCCGCAACAAAAGTTCCTATTACTTTTGAAAAGGTAATGAATATGCTTGCTAAATGCTTTCGATGCTACTGGTATATTGAAGGTAATAAGTTTAAAGTAGAGCACCTTTCTTTTTTTGAGAATGGGAAAAGTTATGCCACAGAGGACCAAGTAGTAGGCCTTGATATTACAGCGCTCTATGATAATAAGAATGGTCGGCCCCTTGGATACGGGCAAAATACTATAAAGTATAATAAAAATGCCTTACCTTCACGCTATGAGTTTAGCTACATGGATAAGAGCAGCATAGAATTTGAAGGGCCCGCTATAAAATTAATTGCCCCGTATCTGCAGCAAGATAAAACTGAAAGTATTAATGTCGAAGATTTTAGCGCGGATTTAGACCTAATTATATCTAACACTCTGGCTATAAGCGATGATGGCTTTGCCTTACTAGCGGCTAAAAAGAGCGAGTCAGATGGTATAGCTCAGTATAGCACTTTTAAGTATAACTTAGAGTTGATTAGTGAAAGCGGACAAACTTATACAGTTTCTTTACAAAATGGCGTTTTGTCCTGGCTATACTTATTTAATTTTTACTGCACTAGCTTGCCAACTAGCGTCGCAGAATATGATGGAGAGCCTAAAGCTATTATTCGCATATTAGGCTTAGCGAAGTGCATGACGCAGGAAGTAAAAATACCAGTTGAAGAAGACCCTTCTTTATACGAATTAATAACGACGCATATAGGAGCCGGTCAAATTAATGGGGCCTCTATTGACTTGACCACTAGACAAGCTACGCTAGAATTAATATATAGGCCGGAGTAGTTAAAAATAGTTAAAAACTTTTTATTGTCACTTTTTTATTTTATATTTGTTATTGAAAAACTTTTCTAATTATGAAAATAAATAACGGGTTTAATATTCTTCCCTGGTACGACTCACTTGAAAAGCAGCATCAAAAAAAATGGTATGCTTATGGACAGTCATGGCCTTTGCTTTGCCCACAAGGCACCATATTACCTTTTCAATTTATTAGCGATACGGCTATAAGTATTTCTTCTAATATATATGCTATTAATACAGAAACTGGCTCTTCTTTTGACTTAGGAGTAAAGCCTGTAGTAACAGAAATTACGCATGCAGAGAGCACTTATTATATTGTAAAACTCACTTCTTCGGCTTCTAAAAATATACCCGTTGGAAAGTATAGTCTTAGAATGGCCACTAGTGAAGGATATTTGTATTCAGAAGAAATTACAATTATCGATAATACAATAGACTGTATTAAAGTAGAGTACTGGAATGAAGATACTCTACGATTTACTGCTGGAGAAATAAATTTTGAGGACAACTTTCGATTCATTTTTTACATTAACTCTACTATTGGTAAGCCAGAGTACGAATTTGAAGAGGAACTAACAAAGCGCTTAGGGTATAAGTTTATCGAGAGCCAGACCAGTAATAAGATTTATAAATTCTCTTTTGTCGCCCCTGAGTATATATGCGATGCAATGCGCTTAATTCGAATGTGCGACTTTATCAAATTAACTACAAAATATGATAGCTATAACGCGTTATCTTTATCTTATGAACCGAAATGGCAAGAGCAAGGAGACTTAGCGTCAGTAGATGTAGAATTTGAAACCGACTGTATAATCCAAAAATTAGAAAGCTTTAATAGGAGGATAAAGGAGTCTTTTTATAATGCGCTACTGTCTGACATTGAAGAGCCTATATTATTCAGTTCAGATACAGTAGCGCAATATTACACTGAATATACTTCTGTTTCTTACATTAATGGAAAACTTATAAGACAATTAGAAGCGATAAGTGAAAGGGAAATTGAAGAAGAAATAGAAAATCTTGTTCTCCCTATTGATAATCAAGCAAACGAAGAAGATAGTAAGGCAAAGAAAATCTTTTTACATGACATATTAAAGCGGAGTAACTCCGGATTTGACAAGTTGTTTAAAGGGCACTACGATGAATCCGGTAAACTCTTGTGGATAGAAGCGCTAGCGCATGTAGGGATAAATGGGGGAGTAACAATGTTTATTGATAACTCCTCTTTAGACCTCCCATCCATCTACGATGGTCTACCGATAGACAACCAAACATTGTATTGGGAAGAAACGACCAATGAAGATGGTAGCGTTACAAGAATACTTAAAGCAAAGGGAGGTAGCGGTGAAGGTAACGGGACTATATCGAATGTTTCAGTTACTGGAAACGGCAACGCAATTACAGAGGTTTCATTAAGCAGCGATAAGAAATCCTTGAACTTTGTCAAGGGGTTGACTTTCGTTGATAAAACTTTTCTTTTGGAAAATTATTTCACAAGAGATGAAGCGTCAGGATTATTCGTCACTTTGGACGTGAAGGAGCAGGAAATCATCGGTGTAAAGACATTCTTGAACGGCCTGAAAATAGGCTCAAGCAAGATATGGCAGTCACAAGATGATGTGGTGTACATTGATGCCAATCTTGTTGTCAGAGGCGGTGTTACCATGTATGCACAAAATAATGTGGATATTCCCTCTTTTATGGAGTCGTTGTTGCTCGATGAAAACACGTTGAAATTGGATGAGAACGGGCGCTTGACTGTCATAGGAGGTGCAGGCGGTTCAATCGAACACGCACTCACATGGAGTGGCTTTTCAAGCGGTTCTTATGATGGCAAGTCTGCAAAGAATATATACATCCCAAGCAAGGTCTCCGAACTTACGAATGATAGCTTGTTCGCAACCCAAAGTTGGGTGAATGGAAAAGGTTATGCGTATGCTTCAGACTTGAAAGGCTATCTTCCCCTTTCGGGCGGTACACTGACAGGAGACCTGTATATGGGCGGTACTACTCTTTATGTGAATACAATTAGAGGGAACGGAAGCGGAACGAAATATGCGATTTTTGGTGGAGGTTCAACGGGCAATATAGCCTTCGGTGGGTATTATGCAGGATGTACAACATCGTTAAATGGAGAAACCGTAGCCATTAATGCCGCAGATGTGAATAAGATTAGAGTGTCGTCTAGTGGTATCACTGTATATCAAGACGGATGGTCAAACGGCTTGATGCTTAACAGAACCGTGTCAGGTGGAGGTTCTTCGATAGCTGTATACTCAAACGGAACACACTTGGGTCAGTTTGGCATCAATGGTAACAACCAGTTTGAATTGGGGTTTGCATCTACGGGCACAAGATTCACTATTGATTCGACCGGAGAATGTTTGGCTAAGTCGGCTTCTGCCGACGGGCTTACAATTGACAGAACAGCGTCCAATGGCGGTGCGTTCACAAGGTATCGACCTAACAATCAGACTAGATATTCTTGGGCGGTAGGTGCTAGCAGTGGGTACGCTTTCAGCGTTTGGTATCAAGACACTTCTCAGAATATAGATACTCAGAAGCTGTCATTGGATTCGGGAGGTAATCTGCTTGTAACGGGAGGCATCACCATGTACTCCGATGAACGGAAGAAAACAATTCTAAGGCATGTTGAGTTATCATTGAAGGAAGTAGCTGATGCGCCACTCATTGAACACTACTACAATAGTGACGACAAGAAGACCACCCATGTAGGTTCTATCGCCCAATATTGGGCAGGGCTTAATGATTGGTTCTGCAAGAAGGATGGTGATGGGTATTACACTATGGAAATTCAAAATGTGGCATTGGCGAGCGCTATTTCAGTCGCAAGAGAGCTGTCAAGATTTGAGAGTGATACAGACAGACGCATCCGATTGTTGGAGGAAGAGAACAAGAGATTGAAAGAAGAAATTGAACAACTTAAAACGGCATAATGTTGTTGTATAGTTAAACTTTAAAATATTAGGTTATGACAGCAAGGATTTTTATTAAAGAAAACGGTTGTTTAAGAGTAGAAGGAAATGTCATTACAAACAGAGACGCCGTATTGGAAGATTTGATGGATGTAAAACTCTGTTGTGGAACGGTTTGTAGCGAAAGCCTACCGACTGTATTTGTAGACAAGATGATTTTCCGTCATTTCAAGGGAGCGGAAATCACAGGTGATTTAATATTGGAAAAGATATAATAATTATGGCATACAAAGCAACAACAACCGCCCATTCGGGATTCGGTGAATCCGCATGGACAAAGATAGGAGGATGGGTATGGCAGTGATAGGTAACATTACAGGTACAGAGGATGTGAGCATCAACTTGGCTACGCAAGTCCGTGACGTGCTCAATGCGGCTGGTGGCAGCGTGGGGAATGACATAACCTCGTTCTTCAAGCCCGCTGCCAAACTGAACATGTGGAGCAAGTACAAGCCGGTGGTGAGTAAGGAACTCTTCTACTCGTTTGCGCTGTGGAAGTCAGAAGGGTATCGAGGTGACGACGGGAAGTGTGGTCTGACCATAAATACCTGGAGCACGATATCAAGCTTTCGCACAAATTTGGAAAACGGAACCGCGTTGTGGAGTTATACACCTCCAACCGGAGGAACGACACAGCCGATGAGACTCGGTGATTTCAGGGGATACAACACGGATGCAGTCAATCCGATCGGGGATATAACTACCGACGGCTATTCTCAGAACGGGTCTTCCACGGTAGAGGGAAACGTCACGTTCAGTGTCGATGTCGCAACGGGTATGGAAAACAATCTGGAATATTCCGACATCCGTATAGGAGGATCCAACGGTACTCCGTTGACCGACTATTACTTGGGGATATATGCAGTGAAAGGAACAAGCTACAAGTACAAGACCAACACCGTCCCTTTGGGCAGCAATTACAATTTTACAATTGACATACCTCTGACGACCGGAGAATGGAAAGTCATCCCGTTCTTCTGCAGTTCAAAGCAGACAGGAACGGAAACTTCCGGTACGTATTTGAGTGCGAACATTCCTGCAAGGACTTTCACTATCATATCCACTAGCGACAAGATTGAGTTTACAATATACGGTACATGGAACTCTACCAAGACAAAGGTTCAGAATATTTCCATGTCCGTCAAGAACAATTCTTCGGAATCTGTCGTAGTGAGCAACATCGCCGTTTCATTATGGGGACAATCCGGTACAACGGAGAACAATGTCGGAAGTCCGGCATACGTATATTATTCGGGAAGTTCTTCAAGCACGTTGAGTGTTCCTGCAGGAAGCACGGTAACCACTACTTCAGGTGAGTTTGCTTCCATAACACTTGATGACGCGAATGAGAACTACGAATATTTCCTGAGAGCTACCGGATATATAGGGGATACCTTGTATTCAGATACATATCAGATTGAAGAAATTGTAGATGAAACATAAACCCATGAAAAGAATAAATTCATTATCGGACAAGCGTCTTATCATCGAAGCTCTAGTAAATGGTAAGAAAGCAAACTTGCTAGTAGACACGGGAGCAGCCGTTGGAATCTACGATGACAACCAAAAGAAGAAGTACGGGTTGGAGTACGGGCGAAGATATAGCGGCACTCTTGTAGGAGCAGGAGGTGAATTGAAGGATGTAAGGGTTTGCAACACCTTTGCGGGCTTTGAAAACGTGAAGATACCTCAATTCCTTTTGGCTGACATATCCAATGTGGTGAAAGCCATCAAGAAGGAAACGGGAATAGAAATACTGGGCATTGTAAGCCTTCCTCAGTTGCGTATGTGCAACCTTTCGTTGGATTGCAATGACATGGAAATAATCATCGAATAAACAACAGAATTATGGGAAAGATTAATTTCGGCACGCTTAACAGTGCCAACATCGCAGTAGACAACTCGGCAGACGAAAGCCGTGTGTATGAAATCAGAGGAAACGTGAACTATCAGTCGGGTACTATGGCTAGCATCGACAGCGGTAGGGTGTTCAATCAAGGTACGGAGGTCGCTACCTTCAACCATTGGAGTGACAACAACCAACAGGTTAATTGGCGAAACTGCCCGATTGACGAAAAAGACGAAGTTCAGTCAGCCATTGACGCATTCGTGGCGAGTGTGATGGAAGAATATGCAGGAACAACCGTAACTCTCTAACGTATGAAGCTAGGACAGATTGTAGACGCATACAAGGCACTCGATGAAGCGACCGTGAAGGAGTTGTCCTTTGACGAAAGAATGGCTGTAGTAAATGCCATGAGTGCAATGAGAGCGACAGCCACGGACTTTGACATGTTCTTGAAAAGCCTCCGTGACAAGTTCAAGACACCGAACCTAGAAGAAATCGTTTCCAAGATTCAGATGGGAAAGGGTCTTACGGAAGCGGAAGTAAGCGAGTTCATGGTGTACAACACGCCCGTAAACAAGGCTGTAAACGCAGAGCGTGAGAAGGAAATATCCATCGAAGTCCCGAAAATCAGCAGAGACACCATTCTCAAGTTGATTGGCGAAAATGGATGGAAGATGAAGATGATGGAAGTATTGGATTTTTGTTCATAGTAAATAACTCTCTCCCGTTCGGTTCGGGAGAATAGAACGGACTTTACAAATTATGAAGAAGATTAGATTAGGCAACGACATTCACGTTTCTTGGGAGATACTGAGGGACGGAGAACCGGAGGACTTCACCGATAAGGTGGTAGAAGTCAAGTTGGTGCATGCCCAGACCTTTACGGCTGTACCGATAGAGTGGAGCATCGAAGGTAATGTAATTGAGTTTGATTTCTTTGGGAAAGACCAAAAGCGCAAGGGCGAGTACAGAATCATTCTTACCGAGAATAGAGGCGAGTTGGGCATGTCTACGCTAGATGCTTGCGAGGCTTTCTACCTAGTAGACCATTCCTGCAAGGAGAGCGAAGGAACTAAGTGCCCTACGCTTAAAGTACAACATGTGCGTCTTACGGGTTCATTCTCTTTGTCCGGCGGCAGAAAAGGTAGCGAAGGATTTGTGCTTGTGACATACAATGGTGATATTACCGATGATGATTACAACAAGTTACATGAATCTATAAAGAGCGGGAATAGTGTATTAATTAAGTTTGTAGAGGTAGATGGAACGGAAGGGTACGCATCAATCCTTTCTTCAGAATTGAGAAGTAATGACGACATCTTCTTTACTTTCAATGATAATGTGGCGGTGCAAGCGGTGCTTATATCCGGAGAATCCGTGGAAGGCTACCATGCTCTTACTATAGAGGAGTTCGAAAGTGGAGGAAGTTTCCCGAATGTGGACGAACTCCCGACCATTGATAACCTATCGGGCGAAGAAAAGGTAATCTTGACCTTGCAGGGAGAGAACTACAAAACCAATATGAACAAAGTGAAGGAATGGGCATTGAAGAACAACCAATTCATTTCCTACCCTACAATGGCTGACTACGATGCCGACAAAGCGAACTTGACAGAAGAATGCTATGTAGCCATAGACGAAACGGAAGAAGTGTTCCTTCATAAGCTGAAACCTGCATGGAACGCTTACTATGAACTTGAAGAAGCTTATGTAAACGGTTTACCAGGAGAAGTTGTCTCAATGCTAGGTGGCGCACCTCTTACATTAAGAGCTGACCTGTTTAAGTCATTTATAGTTAATGGTGAGGAACGTATCGCAGGCAATGAAGTGTTCAATCCTCAAGACCCGACATCGGCAGCCATTACTGTTCCGTTTAATGTAGGCGATGTTTACGAAGTATACTTTGAGTTGAAGGATTTGAGTGATTACACGGTAAGCAGCGCAGAAGAACTTGTTTATACATTCTTATATAGCCCTCTTACAAAAATCACGTTGGATAAGTCTTTTGCATCAGCAAACGATAACGGTATGCCTTATGCGTTGGCTATTTACGGCATACAAGGATGCCCTAGTATGCGTGAGATTACGTTTAACTTCGAAGCAGACCCGTGGAAAGGCAATAGTGATAACGTCTTAGATGTAGCGGCGGCATTTCGTAAGCAAGGCGGACTTATGGGATTATTCGGTCTATTAACCACCGGAGAAAGAATAGCCCGAATACCGAATGGCGATTGGGGAGAAGAGTATTCAGAAGGTATGGATGAAAGTAAGGCTGGATTAGTGACAGCATTTACAATGAATATTAATTCATCATGGTATAATTACACAATAGAACGATACGATTATGGAACTATTTAAGATTATAAAGAAGGCCTTTGACCTTGTGCGAAACGAAGTAGCACGAGCGTCGAGCGATAGCAAAAGTTACGCCACAAAGTTGGTTGACGCTGAGGCTACTAGAACTGATATCATTATTGATGACCTAGAAAAAAGGGTCAATAGTGACCTTCGCAATAAAGTAAGTTGTACCCTTTATATTAAGACAACCGATATTAGTAATGAAGGCGAATTAAGCGGAACACTAGATGCTGAATTTTTAGAATGGAACATACTAAGGCGCATATATACAAAAGGAATGGTCGGCAAAACATTTGGACCTTTTCGGTTTTACGCGAGCAAGGGAGGAAACTTCGAAGATATTCAGAAAAATTCATTCTTTAATCTAGATAAGCTTTGGGCAAAGTCTTACTATAATCTAGATTATGGAAAGGTGAGGTCCTTATATAATGTAGAATTGAATAGTAGTTTGACGAGTTATAAAGATTTATTCTTTAGAGTCTTGGCAAACTATATTAGTTGTAAAAATCTCATAGATACTAATTATGACTGCTCTCGAATGCTATATGCGTGTTCATCCATTCAATATATTGACTTTGAAATTCCTTCACAAGGAACTAATCATGCACAAGTTTGTGATGGTTGTGTATATTTAAGGCATAAAAACTTTAATATAAATTGGCCAAACTCGGTATCAGCGCAGTCAGCTTTTTCTAACAATAGAAAGATGAAAAATGATATGAGTTCCAAATTAATGGTCACATTGCCATTAGTGTCAACAATGTATCAGATGTTTTATTATTGTGATGGCCTAAGCTATGTAGGAGACATATACGCACCCGTATGTACCTATGCGGGAGAAATGTTTGAATACTGTTACAATCTTGAATCTGTAGGTAATATAGAATTGCCATCGTGTAGTAACATGATTAATATGTTTAGGGAAAATAGAAAACTAAGAAGCGTTAAATCAATTAGTACCTTAATTGATGGGAACATTGATATAGCCTATATGTTTTATAACTGTATAGCTTTAACAGCGGCTCCTTCTATGCAAGGCATTATTGTATCATTGAATAATACATTCTACCACTGCACGGCATTAAAATCATTACCACTTTATAAAGTTTCATCGGAAGCGTATTCGTCAAATGCGTTTAACGTTTGTGAAAACCTAACGGATTTAGGTGGGTTTGATGGACTTAAAAATAATGTTGCGTTCGCTCAGAGCCCTATGCTGACAAGGGAATCATGCTTGAATCTATTCAACTACGCAGGAGACGTTACCACTTATACCGATATGCGGTCAATGACTTTTCACTCTGAAGCCTATGCAAGATTGACGGAAGAAGACATTGCGATAGCTGTAAACAAAGGTTGGGCGGTACTGAGCGCATAATATTAACAACTTAAAAATAGAATTATGAAAGTAGAACAATGGAATGTAAGAATGAAGAGAGTAGTTCCAAGTGAGGGAATGTATCTTTCTGACGGCGAGAACGTAATCAATGAAGCGTATATCCCTAATGACGCTGACGAAAACCAATACAAGGAGGTAGGACAATCGGAGAAGGACGCGTATGAAGCGAGCAAGAATCCTAAGACCTTGGTAGGCGCTAAGCAGCGAAAAGTCCAAGAATTGATGGACTACGATTCAAGTACGGAAGTGAACTCGTTTTGGTTCGGTGGCGAATTGGTTTGGCTCAGCAAGGCAGACCGCGTAGGATTGCAGAACTCTCTAGCGATTGAAAAGAACGCAGGAAAGACGGAATCTACCATGTGGTTCGGAGGAAAGCCGATTACGATTGGAATCGACAGAGCTATTGCGGTCCTCAATGCTGTTGAACTCTACGCTTTGGAATGCTATAACGTGACAGCCCGTCATAAGGCTGAAATCGAATCTAAGATTTTGAAGGCTGATGTGGACAACTACGACTTCAAGACCGGATACCCGGAAAAACTTGACTTTGACCGTGTACAGAATTAAGGTTTTGTTTGGGCAGGCGGTACTAGGTATCGCCTTGCTTGTTGTATATTATTCAGTAACATTATTAAGAAAGTTATGAAATTGACAGACAAATTGGTAGAGAAGATTGGCTATGACAAGATGCTTCATTTCTTGTTGGCCGCTTGGTTTGTAAGTGAATGCAAAGCTTACGGAATCGGTGTAGGTTGTATCGCTTGGATTGTGATAGTGGCTCTTGCTTTCGTAAAAGAGAAGTGGTTGGACGATTTCTTCGATGCAAAGGACTTGCTATGGCCTGCGCTAGGCGGGTTCACTTCACTTGTTTTGATGGTTTTAAAAGATTGTATATTAAAATGTTAAAAAGAGTTTATATTAGCAACTTTTAACTAAATTTATTAAATATTTTTTAATATAAATTCTTATATTTATATCGGTTTTAAAAGTGATGTTAATTGCCTTTTCTAGGGAGGCAAGAAGCATAAAATCAAATTATTGTTTAACTTTTTAATTTTATCACTATTATGGCTGATATGATTGAAAAAATCTACTGTAGCGACAGAGGCGATGATAATGCCTTGACTGCTGCTATCCTGTCTAACAATCGCCGCGACGATGGTTACAACAACTGGATGAACAATCCGTTTGCGTATCTGATGTTCTTGGCGTTTACTCGCAATGGGGGCTTTGGTAACGACAACAACAATGCCGCTCTTGAGGCTATCCGTACGCAGATGCAGGACAACCAGAATAGCTCATTGATTATGAGCGCTCTCGGTGACGGCTTCAACCGCAATGACTTTGCTTTGAGCCAGTTAGCACAGAACCTCAACGTAGACTTCAACACTCTTCAGAAGTGCTGCTGCGACGTTCAGGCTGCTATCCGTGAGGTTGGTGGAGCAGTTAACTTCTCTGCTGAGAAGGTTATCAACGCTGCTAACCTTGGTGACTGCCGTATCATTGAGGCTCTTAACAACTGTTGCTGCTCTACTCAGCGCCAAATTGCCGATTTCCGTGCGGACTTACTTCTCCAGAATTGCAAGGACACTGCAGAATTGCGTAATGGCCAGCGTGACCTCGGAGCCGCAATTACTCAGGGCTTCTCTGCTACTGCCTTCCAGGCTCAGCAAGACAAGTGTGACATCATCCGCGCCGGTCAGGACAATACTCAGCGCATTATTGATACGTTGAATACTCACTGGAAGGATGAGCAGGCTCGTGAGATTCAGGACCTCAAGGCTCAGATTTCTCAGCTGAAGCAGACCGACGCTATCATTGCTCGCCTACAGGGTAACGGCTGCGGCTGTAACAACGAATGTGGTTTCTAAAATCGGTGTGCTATGTTAAGGCTATCTCCAGTAGGTTTAGCTGCCGCTCCGGTTGCAAATCAAGTGTCACTTTTGGCAACGTTCAGAGAGAAGCTGTGTCGTCCGTTTTGCATTGACTCAAGCGTCCAGCCGTTGGCAACGGTAGAGTACTCTACAGGTACTCCTATCCTCAATGGCACAACCGTTTTTGTTCCTGTTACTGCCCGAGTTACTGTTGTAACACAGGGTTGTGGATGCAATGCCAAGACGCAGCTATTCACAGAGCAGTTTTATGTCGCGTTTCAAGGCCAGACAGCTGTTCCTACCGCTGTAACTATTACCTCTGTAGGTAGAGTACAAGGCGGTGCATGCGTTCAGTGTGGATGCGCTCATGCTTATTCTATCAACGATTCGTTGGTGATAACCATTACGCCTCCTGCGGCTTAATCAATTAGTTGGAGTACTCGAGGAGTTTAGACTTCTTGGGTACTCCTTTATTAACTAAAAGAAAAATAAAGCTATGTTATTCAAAGATATTAAGCAAAATTATCCTGTATACATTCTTGACAAGCAAGAGTTCTGTATTACCCAGGGCAAAGCCACGGCAGTTTCATTCCCTCGCATAGAAATGAACCAGAAAATCGGAAGAAGCGAAATGGTAATCGATGTAACCGTTGAAGCAAATGGAAAGACCGCTACTTACGCTATTCCTGAAAACCTCTCAGTTACTTATGCAGGCAATATCGTCTTGTCAACAGATAAGCAAGGCTTAACTGGAGAAGTAGAAGCTATGGTTGCCAGCGCAGACCAAGTAATTGCTTCTGTTACTCATGCGCAGAAGATTAAAGATAAAGCGCCAGCAATTCTTGCAGACCTCAACCCTGTTTACAGAGAAAAACAAGAAACAGAACAGCGCTTCGGTAAGATTGAAGGTTCTATTTCAGAAATGAAAGGACTTATGCAGTCTCAGCAAAAGATGTTGGAAGATTTCATCAAAAAATTTGAAAACTAAGAATCATGGGAAAAAGATTAAAAATGATAGTGGTTAAACACAATGACCACGACGAGCATCATCATAAACATGATGAAGACGTAGTTATCAGAGGCAATATTGTCCGTCACAGAGAGGAGCACGAATTTGATTTGCCTTACGCTCAAGCGGCTAATGCACTAATGTCAGCGAAAGGTTATTTAGAATACGTCAAAAAGCATGGCTATCATTTTACTGATGAACTAGCTGAGCATGTTAGTAAAATGATGGAAAATGCTAATGGCCAGATGCATACTTGGACAGCTCAGCAAGTCAAAAAGGCTATGGAAAGCTTAGGCTTAATGCCATTCGGTAAAACAAAGACAGAAGCTACATTGGGAGACGCTACATATCTCGCTAATATGTACTACGCCGATTTATACCCAGACCCATTCAAGGATGAAGCTTCATGCCTAAGAGCCGCATATAAAATTGCAAATGACATCGATGGCTATAAGGGTATGGTATTCTGCAGATGGACTTCGGACGCCATTGGTAAAGCAATTCATATAGACTGGGAAAAATTTGTGTAGTCATGTTAGAATATATAGAATTGAAAGATATGAACGGACTACTATTCTACATAGTAGTCCGTATCTGCATAACACTAGTTTGCTGGTTTTTTGTTATAAGCTCGTGCCTTATAGATTTTTGGAGTGGAACAAACACAGCAAAAGCATTAGGCGAAAGTTTGCAATCGCATGGGTTTAGACGTACAATAATAAAAATCGGTGATTATTGGCGCGTATTGATTTTTGCTATGATGTTTGATATATTGGGGGCCTTTTTACCTTTCTACGTATTGCCTTTTACTACAATACTTTGCACAATAGCGATAATTTGTATTGAGGGCAAATCAGTAATTGAGAATAGCGGACGAAAGAAAGCGCATGCCGCCGAAGTACCTGATATGGTTAAAGCTATAGTCGAGGCAGCTACATCAGAGCAAGGAGCAGAGGTATTAAACAGAATTGCCGAAGGCTTATCAAAAACTAAAAAGCATGAGAACTATTGACAAAATAATTATACATTGCTCCGCCACACCTGAAGGCCGTGAAAATACAATAGCTGACATAGACCGATGGCATAGGCAAAGAGGCTTTACGCGAGTCGGTTACCATTATGTTATACACTTAGACGGCTCTATTCATACAGGTAGACCTGAGCATATAGTAGGAGCACATTGCCTTGGTAAAAACCAAACGTCTATCGGTATTTGTTATATTGGAGGGCTAGCAAGAGATTGCTCAACACCAAAAGATACAAGAACAACATACCAAAAAGCCGCTTTACTACAGCTCTTACATCATTTGAAGGATAAATATCCAAACGCAACTATCCATGGTCATAATGAATTTGCATCTAAGGATTGCCCCTGTTTTGATGTAAAAACAGAGTATAAAAATCTAAAACATATATAATTCTATAGTTTATTTTGCTTCTATTCAATTTAAAATATAGAATTATATTATTTATAATAAAATATAAAGAGCTTCTTAAAATCAAAATAAATAAGATACCCTTATGCTTAGAACTATATCAGCCATATTAATAGTCCTTTGTGCAGTTTTATACTATATAGCAAATGACCTTAATAAACAGGTTAAAAGACTTAAAGCCAATGAGACTACTTTACTTAGCAGTGCAGAGGCATACCGCGTTAATGACAGCCTATCCGCTATACGAATAAATCAACTTCAATTAAGCTTATCGCAATTCGAAAAATACCGCACAGAAGACCAAGCTCTCATTAAATCTTTACGCGTTGACAATAAAGGATTGCAAGATATTATAACGTCCGCCTCTGAAACAAATCGAAGATTACAACTTAAGCTGAAAGACTCTTTGCGCGTAGATACTGTTATGCAATATATTGACACATTGAAATGCTTTTCGTTTAAAGACTCATGGACTACTCTTTCAGGTTGTTTCCATAAAGATACTACTACCTTTTCAATTCAAAATATAGATAGCCTTATAGCAGTTACTAATATGGAGCGCAAACGCTTTTTATTCTTTAAGCTACCTGTAAAATGGTTCGGCTATCGCTCAAAGCAAGCCACAATTCTTAGTAAAAATCCTTACACTACGATAAGCCATATTGAATATATAACCATAAACCATTAAATTTGCATTTATTCGTAAACAATAGAAACAAAATAAACAATTCTTTGTTTCTGCCTAAAGTGCTGATTTTCAATTCATTATAATCCTATAAACAAAATAAACAATAAATTCTATAAACTTTTGAACAACAAATAAATATCTAATTTTAGGTTTAAGCTATTTATTGTCATAATATATAAAAACATTGTTTATTTTGTTTCTATTGTTTACACTTGGAGTTAAAAGCTTGATTTTCAACACTTTATAAATAAACAATAAATTTTTTACATATTTTAACATTAAAAATTTTTATATCTCAAAAAATTGATTTATCTTTGTAGTATCAAAACAATAAGAATAAAAATATGGAAAAATTTGACTTAAATAAGGTGCTTGAATTTTACAAGCCTGACCAAGAGGCAGTAGCAAAGGTGCTATTTCCGTACAACAACTTTCCACAGGCGGCTTTACGCCGAGTGTTAACAGGGCCTACTACAATTGATGCAGACCAAATAGCGGCTCTTGCTGACTTTTTAGGAGTGCTCGTTGGCGACTTGTATACAATCGATGCAGGCTGGAAGGGTTCATTTGAGCATGGCTATCTCACTTTTAAAAAGGGGGAGTATAAAGCGATATTGAATTATAAGGGTTCATTCCTTTCAGTATACAAAGGTAAAGACCGCATAAATACTACTGAATTGGTATCTACCACAATGACAATTGAAAGTTTCATTAATCATATTAATAACATAATTAAAGCTAATAACAATGATTGAAATTACCGTAAAATTGCAGTTGGATGAAGCGTCCGCTGACACTAAGAGACTTTTAGGTGCGTTATTTAACTTGCCAAATGCTTCTTGCTACAATCCTGTTGTTTCAGAAGAAGATGAACAAGCAAAAAGCCAAGCAGCCGACCCTCAGTCTAAAGTAAAAGCTGAAGAAGCAAAACCTGCCCCGCAGCCAGCGGCCGGCTCTCAACCTGAAGCAAAAGCAGAGGCTAAAAAGTCCTACAAGACTGAAGACGTAAGAGCCGCAATGGCAAGTAAACTTGCAGACCACCGAGTAGAGTTGGTTAACAAGTTGAAAGAAATGGGAGCCAAGAATGTATCTTCTCTTCCTGAATCTAAGTACGAAGAATTTATTAACTTCTGTAACTCGTTGTAATCATGGGAGCAAGTCAAAAAGAAAAAAATTACAAGTTTTATTAAGCAAATGGTCAATACTAAAGCAATAAACCACTCAGAGAGAGCGCATGCGCTTCTTTCTGCCTCTGGAGCTTCCCGTTGGCTTGGCTGTACGCCTTCAGCAAGACTTGAAGAAGAGTTTGGTATAGATAAGCCTTCTCCTTATGCCGCAGAAGGCACGCTGGCGCATGAGCTATCGGAGCTTATTATTCGTCACGATATTCTTAAGACGGTATCAGACGAGCAATTTGAAGAGGCTGCAATTAAGATATTCGAAAATGAATTGTACCAACCAGAAATGATTGACTATGCACAATTCTATGTCGACTATGTACGCGATGAGCTTGAGTCTTCAAAATTAGGAACGGCCGACGCAATTTTAATTATTGAAGAACGTGTAGACCTTCGTAGTTGGGTTCCTGAGTCTTTCGGCTCTTGTGATGCTATTATTATAGCAGACGGTATTATGAAGGTAATAGACCTTAAGTATGGCAAAGGGGTTCCAGTATCTGCAACAGGTAATAAGCAGTTGATGCTTTACGCTTTAGGAGCCTATGAAAAGTACGCAATTATGTACGCGATTGATACAGTAGAATTGCATATTGTTCAACCACGTATTGACAACATATCATCTTGGTCTGTAGATGTAAAAGAGTTGCTTGATTGGGCTGATAATGAGGTACGGCCTAAAGCGCAAATGGCCTTTGATGGTAAGGGTGAACTTAAAGCAGGTGACTGGTGTAAGTTCTGCAAAGTTAAGGCAAGATGCCGTGAGCTTTATAAGCAAAACATTGAATTAGCTAAATACGATTTTGCTAAGCCTGAAAATGGATTGCTTTCACCTGAAGAGATTGCAGATATTATTGATAGAGTACCTCTACTGGTAGAGTGGGCTAATAGCGTAATAGAATATGCTACAGACCAAGCTATTGGCAATGGAGTTATATGGCCAGGCCATAAATTAGTAGCTGGTCGCTCTACTCGTAAATTCACAGATTCAGAGGCCGTAGCACAAGTTCTACTTGATAATGACTTTACGGCTGATGAAATCTTTGAGTCAAAGCTTAAGAGCCTAACAGCCATTGAAAAGATGGTAGGTAAAAAGGATTTTGAAGCGATATTTAAAGAGCTTATTGTTAAAGCTAAGGGTAAACCAGTCTTAGTGCCTTTAAGCGATAAGCGCCCAGCCTTAGGAACGGAAGATGCAATCAATGATTTTAAACTTTAAATAAAAATTAAAGATTTTTTGCATTTTCGTATTATAAAATTTATTATCTTTGTACTAAAGAAAAATTAAGAATTATGGCAACAATTACTTTAAATCACAGCCAGAAAGAATTTAGAAATAAGTATGGCTTATGCAACGTATACTTTGCAATCAAAACTCAAAAAGACGGCTCAGCTTATTGCCCAGGTATTTACAACCTCAAAGCTCCTGTATTGAGCCCTAAGCAATTTGTATATTCAAGAAGATAAAATATTGTAGCACTTAAAAATTAAGAATTATGGCAGAAAATGTTTCAACAAAAGTAATCACAGGTAAAGTACGTTTTTCATACGCACATGTATTTGAACCAGTAGCAATGGCTGAAGGTCAAGAGTCTAAGTATCAAGTGTCTCTTATCATCCCTAAATCAGACCTCAAGACTTTGGAAAAGATTGAAAAGGCTATTGAAGCTGCTAAGGTTGTAGGTAAGGACAAAATCTCTAAGAATGGTAAACTCATGCCTGGCCTTAAAATGCCATTGCGTGATGGCGACGAAGACCGCCCAGATAACCCAGAATATGCAGACAGCATGTTTATCAATTGCTCGTCTAAGTTGAAGCCAGGCATCGTTGACAAGGATTTGAATCCGATTATGTCGCAAGATGAGTTCTACTCAGGTTGCTACGGTCGTGCTTCTATCAACTTCTACGCATTCAACAATGCCGGTAATCGTGGCATTGCTTGTGGCTTGAACAACTTGCAGAAGTTGGCAGATGGTGAACCTCTCGCAGGTGGGTCTACCGCTGAAGAAGATTTTGGTGGTTCAAATGCTTTTACTGATGAAGACCCAATGGCATAACACTCTTAACTTCTTTACTCATTATCACATAAATAATTGAATTTAAACGGTTTAAGGGCTAAAACCTGTGAAGGCTAGTAGCCCTTATTTATGGGCCTTATAGTGTAATTGGTAGCACGCCAAGTAGTACGCGTAACTTGGAAGAGAAGTTCGAGCCTTTGTTGGCCCACAAATTAATTTTAAAGTATTATGAAAAAAAGAGAGTTATTCCTTGATATTGAAACGTACTCAGAGGCTGATATTGCAGCTTGCGGGGCGTATAAATATATCGCGGACCCAAGTTTTCAAATTCTTATGATAAGTTACGCTTTCGATGATGAAGATGTCATAACGGTCGACTTAGCGCAGGGCGAAGAGATACCTGACGAATTAGAAGAAGGGCTGCTTGATAGTAATGTTATTAAATGGGCGCATAATGCAGTATTTGAACGTAAAGCCTTCGAGCGTATTGGTTACACAATACCGATTGAAGAATGGCGTGACTCCGCGGTTAAAGCTGCATATTGTGGATTGCCTTTGTCCTTGGATAATGTATCTAAGGCTTTAAAGCTTCAAGAAGGTAAACTTGACACAGGTAAGGCATTAATTCGTTATTTCTCTTGCCCTTGTAAGCCTACTAAGACTAATGGCATGCGTACTAGAAATTATCCGTATCATGACTTAGAAAAGTGGGAGCAATACAAGATGTATAACAACTTCGACGTACGCGCTGAGCGTGAAATTGTTCGTCGTCTTGAGGCCTATGATATTCCAGAATGGGAACAACACTTGTGGGAGTTAGACCAAGAGATTAATGACCGAGGTATTCTAATTGACTTAAATATGGCCGCAAATGCCATTAGCATTGATGAGGGGTACAAAGCTACTTTGACTCAAGAGGTTAAAGATATTACAGGTCTTGAGAATCCTAACTCCGTTGCGCAATTGAAAGCATGGCTTGAAATGGAAACAGGAGAAACAGTAGACTCTCTTAATAAAAAAGAAATGCCCGCACTCTTAGAAAAAGCCTCTGGTGATGTAAAACGAGTGTTAGAGGCTCGTCAGCGTTTAGGTAAAACTTCTGTTAAAAAATATACCGCAATGCTTAATTGTGCAGGTCGAGACAAAAGAGCAAGAGGATTATTCCAATTTTACGGTGCAAATCGTACAGGCCGTTGGGCTGGTCGACTTATCCAATTACAAAATCTGCCGCAAAACCATATTAATGATATTGAGCTCGCACGTGATTGTGTTGTAAAAGGAGACGCTCAAATGTTAGAAGTATTTTATGACAATGTGCCTGATACTCTATCACAATTGATTCGTACAGCATTTATTGCTCCAGAAGGCAAAACATTCGCAGTCGCTGACTTCTCAGCAATTGAAGCAAGAGTTTTATCTTGGTTCGCTAATGAAGAATGGCGATTAGACGTATTCCGTACGCATGGTAAAATCTATGAAGCGGCGGCCGCAATGATGTTCGGCTTACCTATTGAAATGATTAAGAAGGGCTCGCCAGAACGTCAAAAAGGTAAAATCGCGGAGTTAGCGCTCGGTTATGGCGGTTCATTAGGGGCACTTCGTCGAATGGGCGGTGAAGCAATGGGATTGAGCGACGGTGAAATGATGAGCATCGTACGTAAATGGCGCGCTGCGAATGAAGGTATTACAGACTTTTGGGCTTCTGTACAAGACGCAGCGTATAAAGCTGTTCGCTTACGAGATAAAGTAGTATTAGACGAGTATCATGACTTGGAATTTGAATGTAATACGGAAGTTCTTACAATTAAACTTCCATCAGGCCGAAAGCTATTCTATCGTGACCCGTGTATACGTAATTCATCAAAAGGTGAAATCCTTTGTTACTACGGCATTAATCAGGAGACTAAGCAATGGAGCTTGCTTGATACGTACGGAGGCAAGTTGACTGAAAACATTATTCAAGCGACAGCTCGTGACTTATTGGCCTGGTCGATGCTAAAACTAAATAGAGCAAAGTACCCTATTGTAATGCACGTGCATGACGAAGGTATCGCTGAAGTGCCAATTGAAAGCAGCGAAAAAAGTCTTGCTGATATGTGTAGTATTATGGGAGAAGACGTTGAATGGGCCCCAGGTCTTCCGCTTAGAGCTGATGGATATGTAACACCATTTTATAAAAAGGGCTAATCATGGAACTCCAGCATAATGGAAAAGTAAATATCGCTGTTGGCCTTAGTGCTGACAGCGCTCGTTGGAAAAACGAATATATAGAGTGGGCGCAATTAGTAGATAGGCTTACTACTGTTGTGAAGACTACTGAGACCTTATCTACATACTTAAAAGCCTCAAAAGAAGAGCAATCCAAGATTAAAGATATTGGAGGCTTTGTAGGGGGTTACATTAATGGAGGTAAACGTAAAGTCACCAACATTTTGTACCGCCAATTGCTTACGCTAGATATTGACTTCGGGCATAAGGATTTATGGCTTGACTTCACAGTGTTATTTAATAATGCCGCGGTATTGCACGCTACTCATAAGTCTAGTCCGGCCAATCCACGATATAGACTTGTTATGCCGCTCAGTAGAGAGGTATCTCAAGAAGAGTATTTGGCTATATCCCGTAAAGTTGCTTCTATGATTGGTATTGAGTGCTTTGATGCTTCAACATTTCAAGTCAATCGCTTGATGTTTTGGCCATCTTGCCCATGCGATGTAGAGTTCTATTCAGAAGTGCAAGACGGAGAATGGCTTGACGCCGACGAGATTCTATCAATGTATATAAATTGGCATGACGTTTCAGAATGGCCAATGACTGATACAGAGAGCGACGTTATTAGCCTTGAGGCTAAAAAGCAAGAAGACCCAACGGCTAAAAAGGGAGTAGTCGGAGCATTTTGTCGTGCCTACGATATTCATGAAGTTATTGCTGAATACCTTCCAGATGTTTATACTTCAGCCGGTGATGACCGTTATACTTATATTAAAGGAACTACCGCCGCGGGCCTTATTGTGTATAACGATATATTTGCTTATTCACACCATGGCACTGACCCGGCAGGAGGCCGTTTATGTAATGCCTTTGACCTAGTGCGTATACATAAGTTTGGTCATTTAGATATAGGTAGCAAAAAGGCAGGAATTGAGACAAAGTCTTTCAAAATGATGGAAGAACTTGCTACTCAAGATAAAGCTGTTAAGAGGGTAATTGCTGAAGACAAATTTGCTAATGCGAAGCTTGACTTTGATATAATATCTGAAACTGATGGGCAAGAAGCTGATAATAAATGGGTTGAAGACCTTGAGGTTGATACTCGCGGTAATTATACGAGCACTGCTCAAAATCTTAATCTTATTGTGCGCAATGACGTTAATATCCGGGGGACCTTTATGCTTAACACTTTCGATAATAAGCGTTATACTTGTCGTAGTCTTCCTTGGAGACAACTAGAGAATAACGAACCGGAGCCTTTGCGTGACGTAGACTATAGCGGTATTCGTAACTATATTGAAAGCGTATATGGCATCGTGTCTGTTGGTAAGATTGATGACGCAATTGCTTTGGAATTTGAGCGTAATAACTTTCACCCTATTAAAGATTAT